TCTACAGTACGAGCATTATCCCCACTTCCTCCCCCCATAGGATTAGTAGCTCCTATTACTATATCATCTGGTCTGAATTTTTGGATGGGTTGGCCTGGTCTTGAGATGAAATCAGAAGCTGTATCGGAAGCAATTTGGGTTTCAGATGTTCCTCCGGCTTCTGCCATTAGTGGGCTTATACCTTCTGTATCGGTTTGACCCCCAAATACATTAATTGCCATTTGACCCAAACCAGACATATCAACGTTTTCGGATACTAAGTCGGCAACCATTCTTCCGATATAATCACCGGCCATGCCTCCTAACATAGTACCTACTACAGGTACAGGAATAAGAGTTCCTAGTGCTGCTCCTAAAGCACCCCCACCAAGTCCACCTAAAGCATTTAAAGTAGCACTACCTACAGTTCTAGGATCAGCAGCTGATCCTGCAGCTTGAGAAATTTCAAAAGCAGCAATTGCTGGGCCTATTAGGGCTCCTACTCCAGGTAATTTTTTCAAAAGTTTACTTACACCACTTCCTCCTTTAAAGAATTTTTTAACGTAGGTCATAGGGTTTACAGCATCTAAGGCTTTACCACCCATTTCCACAGCTTGACCTGCTACACTTTTAACTCCACCAACAGCTTTACTTACTCCCCCCTTAACAAAGTCAAATGCTTTACCAAATAAACCACCTCCTCCACTTTTAGTAGCAGCTGTTGTTGCAGCTTTAGCAGCACCTCCACTTCCTTTAGCTGCGCTTGTAGCTGCTTTAGCAGCGTTACCTGCACCCCCACTCATAGCACTAGCAGCACCTGCTGCACCTCCTCCTGCTGAGGCTAGGTTTTTGGCTAAACTTCCAGCTTTACCTACAGCTTCTCCAATACCTTTAGCTAAATTTTTAATACCACTTAATGCTCCTGATAAGAGGCCTTTAAATGATTTAAATACCTCTCCTAATTTACTACCCGCTTTAGCGGCATCATCAAGCCCCCCTGCCATTGTTTTAGTTGCATCATCTACTACACTTGTAGCAGCTTTAGCAGCATTGTCTACAGAATTAGCAGTTGCTTTAGCAACGTCATCTGCAGCACTAGTTGCAGTTTTAGCAACATTATCTGTAGCACTCATAGCAGCTTTGGCAACATCGTCGGCAGAACTAGCTGTTGCCTTAGCAACGTCGTCTGTTACATTTGTAGCAGCTTTGGCGACATTATCCATAGAATTAGTAGCAGCCTTAGCAGCATCATTTGCGGAATTGGCTGCTGTTTTGGCAACGTCATCGGTAGCGTTCATTGCAGCTTTAGCAGCATCGTCGGCAGAACTAGCTGTTGCCTTAGCAACGTCGTCCATAGATGAAGCGACAACAGTAGCACCCCCTCCAGCTAAGGTAATATTTTTAGCTAAATTACTTGCTTTACCTACTGCATTTCCAATCCCCTTACCTAAATTTTTAATATTATCTAAAGCCCCTGAAAGTATTCCTTTAAGTGGTTTAAATATTCCTCCTAATTTACTACCCGATTTTGCTACATCATCTAGAGTTCCAGTCATAGATTTAGCAACGTCGTCTGTGGCATTCATTGCGGCTTTGGCAGCGTCATCTGCGGAGTTAGCTGCTGTTTTAGCCATATCATCCATAGAATTAGCAGCAGCTTTAGCGGCATCATCTGCTGTTCCTCCTAATTTACCTAAACCTTTACCTAAATCGTCTACTGATCCTCTGGCCCCCTTAATACTTTTAGTAAATTGTTTAAATTGAGCAATCCCCCTACCTAGTTTCATTAACAATATAGCAGCGGTAAGAGCACCAATTGCCACAGTTAATGCTGGGATATATTTGGCTAGGGAATTCATGGCATCTTTCATTCCCGTAATAGCTTCTGTAGGGAAGGCAGAAGCCATAGTATCTGCCATATCTATTTGGGCTTCTAATGCTTTTTCTTGTAAGGTTTGGGCCTTTAGTTTATCAACTAGTTCCTCTTTACCTACTTTTTTCTTTAATGCTGCTAAAGCTGCTTCTTTTTCTTCTTGAGTTTTTAAATTATCAATTGCTTTTAATTCATTTTTAAGCTTTTGATCAAGGGTATCACCAGCAGTTTTAGATAAGGCATTTAATGCTTCTTGTTCTACAAACATATCGGCCATTGAATCACGAGACATACCCATTGCTTTAGCAATGGATTCTTGCTCAATACGATTCATATCGGCAAATTTTGCAGCAGTAATGCCTTGTTTTTGGAGTTCTTCACCCATTTTAACAAGGTCATTATCTAAAGCAGCGGCCCTGGCTTTTTCTAAGTTAAGGTCTCGGCCTAATAATAGTTCGGCCTCTAATTCGTTTGCAATAGATTGTTCAAAGTCTAATAATCCCCCAGCAATATTATCTAGTTCTCCCATGCTCAAGCCCATCTTCTTGGCTTGATAAGCAGCTTCAGCTAAATTTTTACCTTGGGCTTGGGTAGAAAGTTTAACTGCATTAGACATATTATTAACATCTTTTAAGATGCCTTTATAATCTATAGCAGTACCATTAACGGCATTTAATACTTGAACTGAACCTATTGCTTCGTTAGTAAACTGTTCAAAGTTTTGACCTGAGGCAAGGGAGAATTGATTAAGTTTAGAAGCTTCATCTGCAGAAACACCCATCTGCTTTGTCATAGCAGTAAAAGTGAGCAATGTTTCTGATGACATTTTGGCTGTAGTACCTAATGCCTGGTTAGCTTCTATTAAAGATTTATTTAAGTCTCCAGCTGTTACACCCTGGATAGTATTAGCAGTGTGGATTAATTCTTTTTGGAAATTAATAGCCTCAGTAGTGTTCATATTGAGAGACTTCTCAAGAGTTACTGAAGCCTCATCTAATCTATTAAATCCTTCAACTGCAGACTTAATACCAAAAGCAGCTATACCTTTTCCTATATCGGCAAAAATACCTGTTCCCTTTTTTATATCTAAAAGGGATTTACCCATAGCCTTCATAGTACTATTGCCCTCTACTAACTCATCATTAAATTTATCAGCAGCATTAGCTAAACCATCAAAAGCTTTACGTAGAATAGGTACTTCTTGAACCATCTCAGATACCCCTTTAAAAGGGTTAACCTTTTCTATTTCTCGGGTAGTCTGATGAATGTTTTCAAATTGTTTTTTTACTTCTTCAGATATACTATTTTGTTCCTGAAGTTGTACTAGGGATTCTGCTAAAGCATCTGCTTCATCCATAGCTTCTTCTCCCCCAATTTCATATAAAGTGTTTATATTTTCCTGAAGGGTGGCTATTTTTGCTGCTCTAGCAGCTGATTCAGCATCTAGTTTAATTAAATCTGATTTGAATGTTTTTTCAAGACTTAATCCCTTTAATTGATCTTTTGTTAAACCTTGAAGTTTTTTAGCAAGTTTTTCTGCTTGGGTTTGGGATGACTTGAAAGTATCTAAAGTATCACCTGATATTTTAGCTGAGTTTTTAGCTGCTTCATTTAAAGCACTGCTAATGCCCCCTAAAGCAGATAATAAGCGGGTAGCTTCTTGATTAACCTTTTTTAGGTTTTCAGGATTTAAATTAGGATCAAATGCCATGTTAATAAATATTTAAAAAGAAAAAGCATCACTGGGATGCTTTTTTCATATTAGTCGAATAAGTAGGTGACTTTGCTTGTGCGTTTTTTTCCGCTTCTTGCCTAGCAGCCCCCTGAAGCCAGCTTTGGGTTGCTTCTTCTTGTTGTGAATTGTTTTTCTTATCGTAAAATTCTTTTATTTTATGAAAGGTAAATTTACGAAGCCACGTAGGCATATTATAAACATCACTCCAAGAATACCCTCCCTGTCCGTGAAATACAATTTCATGTATTTGAGTAAACAAATTTTGACGGACTAGGGGTGCCGCCTCAGAGGTCAGGCCAAAAAAAGCCTAACTCGATAGGAAGCTTTACAGTTTCGCTTTCCCCCTCAGCATTTGTTAATACTACATCCATATCAACATCTGGGGCTATATGACTATAGTGTTTTCTAAATTCTCTGACATCTTTGGCTAAAAAATAGTTGTTAACAAATTCTCTAATATCCTTTCTTTCAGAAGAACCATTAACTGCTATTATAGTATGAGCCAATCTCGTAGTTACGTCAGCAGAAGTTGATTTACTAATTTTTTTAAGTCCTTTTAATTCAGAATCGATCTTTTTTTCATCGTGACCTGTTAAAAGTTTAAAAGTGATTTTATTTTTAGTGTGTGGGAGTTCATATTCAAATGAATTTTTTCCTCTTACATAAAGAGTTTCATCTAAAAACTTGTTTTCTAAAGATGCTAAATCAATTTCTTGTTCTGTTCCACCGTAAGTAACATCATACTTTCCACCATATGCCAAAACACGTGCCGCAATCATAATTGCATTTTTATCACCCACTAGTAAATCATCATAATTAAATTTTGTTACAAGTAAGGATTGAAGTAATTTATCAATTACGGATCCGTTTTTGATATAGTTTTGGTTTGTTAAAATGTCTTCCTCTTTAGCAGTCATGTATTTTATTTCTACTTTTCCCTCTGCTAAAGGATGACCTTCGGGGTATAAAAGACCTTTTGAAGGTAATTCTATAACCTCTGTTGGTAAATTAAATTGTGTATCACTCATTTTGTATAACTTTGTTTTGATATAAATATATCGAGAAATAAAGAAGCGCACTTTCGTGCGCTCCTTTTATATAATATTTTGGCTTATATTAGTAATTCAAGACTGCATAATCGAGTGCAAGTGTTAACGAAATCTCAACTGGGTTTTCAGTGTTGTCGTAGTTGAAATCTCCAAATGTAGCTGCTGTAATAATACAGCCCTTAAGTACCCATTCACTTACTACATCACCTACAGGACCTAAAAGGTTAAGGGTTAAATCTTTTTTGTAGAAATCAGAGTAACCATCTCTACCTGTTACTGATTCGTGTCCTAATCTTACCCATTCCATTACGGTTTGTGCTCCAGAAGGAGTAATTGGATCGTGAAGGGTTAGAGTAACATCATTC